CCCTGCCCCAGCGCCAGCTCTATGGCGTGTGGGAAGGTGGTGCCACCGGCTCCAAGAAGATGATGCGGGTCTTTGACTCGACCGCCATCAACTCCACCCAGCGTTTTGCCAATCGTTTGCAGTCTGTTGTATTCCCGCCACAGCGTAAATGGGCCAAGCTGGAAGCTGGCTCGGACATCCCAGCAGATCGCAAGCAGCAGGCGCAAGCCATCCTGGAGGTCTACCAGGACAAGATGTTCACCATGCTCAACCAGTCCAACTTCGACATTGCCATGGGCGAGTTCTTGCTGGATCTGGCGGTTGGCACCGCCTGCATGATGGTGCAGCCCGGTGACGATGTCTCACCGCTCAACTTCATCCCGGTGCCGCTGTTCCTGGTGAGCTACGAAGAGGGTGCTAACGGTCAGGTGGACAACGTCTACCGGCGCATGAGGATGAAGGGCGAGAGCATTCAGCGCCAGTGGCCCGATGCCAAGATTCCCGATGACATGGCCCGGCGCATTGAGCAAAAGCCGACCGACGACATTGAGCTGCTGGAAGCCACCATCTACGACCACAAGCGTGGCGACTATTGCTACCACGTAATTGACAAGACCTCCAAGGACGAGTTGGTGTACCGCCGGCGCAAGATGAGCCCCTGGGTGATCTCGCGCTACATGAAGGTGGCCGGCGAGATCTATGGCCGTGGCCCCCTGATGACTGCCCTGCCCGACATCAAGACGCTGAACAAGACTATTGAGCTGCTGCTCAAGAACGCATCGCTTGCTGTGGCGGGTGTCTACACCGCAGCCGATGACGGCGTGCTCAATCCCAACACGGTCAAGATCGTGCCGGGTGCCATCATTCCCGTGGCACGCAATGGCGGCTCACAAGGCCCAGCCCTGCTGCCCCTGCCCCGGTCTGGCGACTTCAATGTTAGCCAGTTGGTAATCAACGACCTGCGCTCCAACGTCAAGCGCATCTTGCTGGACGAATCACTGCCGCCCGACAACATGAGCGCCCGGTCGGCCACCGAGATTGTCGAGCGCATGAAGGAGCTGGCCCAGAACCTGGGCTCTGCCTTTGGCCGACTGATCAACGAGACCATGATCCCGGTGACCGCCAAGATCCTGGAGGTCATGGACGAGCGCGGCTTGATCGACATGCCGCTGCGGGTCAATGGGCTGGAGGTTAAGGTCACCCCGGTGGCACCTCTGGCCATGGCTCAGAACATGGAAGAGGTCAACGCAATCATGCAGTACATGCAGATCAGCCAGAGCCTGGGCACCGATGGCCAGCTCGCCATCAAGACCGATGTCCTGGTCGATTATCTTGCCGACAAGCTGGGCGTGCCGGCAGCCGTGCGCAACACCGCCGCCGAGCGTGCCGTGCTCATGGAAGAGATGAAGAACCAGCAGCAGCAACAAGCCATCGCCCAGGCCATGGCCATGCAAGCCCAGGCTGGCGCTGGTATGCAGGCGCTGCCAGCACCGCAAGGAGCAATGTAATGTCTTGGGATGAGATCAACGCCATTGGCGACAACAGCGACATCCGCGAGGTTGACCAAAAGCGCGAGGACTTGGCCCGGCTGACCCTGCGGGTGTTTGGCTCCGAGGACGGCCAGAAGCTGCTGCAGTGGCTGCGCGACATGTATGTGAATGTGCCCATCGCCGTACCGGGCACTGACCCCTCATATGCCTTCTTTGCCGAGGGGCAGAGGACGGTGGTGAGGGACATCGAGGTACGGATTAACACAGCAAGGAAACTATGACCGACACAGCAACCGTCGAGCCCGGTGACACCGGCCTACTTGACAACGTGCAAGTGACAGACGACACCAAGCCCGAAAACGCACAAGCGGTAGAGATCGACCACAGGACTGCAGCCCCAGGCGCACCGGAACCGGATGACCCCCTGGAGCGGCCAGATTATTGGCCTGAGAACTTCTGGAAAAAGGAATCCAATGAGCCCGACCTGGAGGGCATTGCCAAGAGCTGGTCAGACCTGCGCAAGCAGATTAGCCAGGGCAAGCACAAAGCCCCAGCCGATGGCAAGTACGACCTCAAGGCCTTTGGCGAGGAAGCTGAAACCAACCCCATTGCCACCACCCTGACGGGCTGGGCCAAGAACAACGGCCTATCCCAGGCTGCCTTTGACGATTTGGTCACCAACCTGCAGACCCAGGCCAAGGAAGTCATGCAAGGCGACATGGTTGACCCGGCGGTCGAAATGAAGCAGCTCGGCCCCAACGGCGGCGCAATCGTCAACGGCATGGTTGACTGGGCTCGCGGTCTGGTTAATAAGGGCGTTTGGTCGAAGGACGACTTTGAAGAGTTCAAGATCATGGGTGGCACCGCTCGCGGCATCACAGCGTTAATGAAAGTGCGAGAATCCTACGAAGGACGGGTGCCCATCGAGTCTGTCCAGCTTGAGGGCACGCCAAGCAAGGAAGAGCTGTACGCCATGGTGGGCGATCCCAAATACCATAAAGATCCCGCATACCGCCAAAAAGTGGAGCGAATGTTCAACCAGTTTGCCAAATAATTCAGCGCTTTCTCCAAACTGCTTGCAGCAGTTGCCCTTAGACCCAGCACCGCCTGGGTCTTTTTTTGTACAGAAATCAATACCCCCTGTTGCACTGTTGCAAAAAAACAATACAATCTGGCCAAGGCCCACCGGGAAACCGACCCCCAACCGCAGCGGATGCTGACGAGCGGCTGCCGTAAGCAGCAAGCACAGGCCCGGATTACCGGCTCACCGACGCGACAACCCTGATCAATCAACCGAATGAGGTAATCAAATGAGCGTTTCTCTATCCAACGCCTTTGTGACACTGTTCGATGCTGAGGTCAAACAGGCTTACCAGGGCAAAGCAATGCTGGTAGGCGCTGTGCGTCAGCGTCGAGGTGTCGAAGGCTCCACTGTCAAGTTCCCCAAGGTCGGTAAAGGTGTCGCCACTGCTCGCGTCAGCCAAACCGATGTCACCCCGATGAATGTCGGGTTCTCCACCGTTACCTGCACGATGAGTGATTTCAACGCTGCAGAGTATTCGGACATCTTCTCTCAGCAGAAGGTCAACTTTGACGAGCGCTCAGAGCTTGTTCAAGTGGTCGGCAATGCAATCGGTAGACGCCAGGATCAACTGATCTTGGACGCGCTCACCGCTGCATCAAGCACCGGCACCGTGGCGAATTCAATTGGTGGCGCAAACACCAACATGAATATCTCCAAGCTGCGCGAGGCCGCCAAGATCTTGAACACGAAGAACGTGCCATCTGATGGTCGCCACATCATCATCCACGCCAACTCTTTGGCCGCGATGTTGGAGCAAACCTCAGTCACCAGCTCGGACTTCAACACGGTCAAGGCTCTGGTGCAAGGTGAGATCAACCAATACATGGGCTTCACATTCCATGTGCTGGGCGACCGCACCGAAGGTGGCTTGATCCTTGATGGTTCCAACGACCGCACCCTGTTTGCGTTCCACCGGGACGCAGTGGGCTATGCAGAAGGTATCGCCCCCAAGACTGAAATCAACTACATCCCCGAGAAAACAAGCTACCTTGTGAATGCTCTGTTCTCTGCCGGCTCTGTAGCGATTGATGTCGAGGGTATTGTCAAAATCACTGCACGCGATACTGCGGCTGCAGCTTAATAGGAGGGTCATACCATGGCTTTCGATTCTGTAGGCTTTAGTTCTGTTGGCGGTCAATCCAAGGCTGGCAATGCTCCCGCAATTTATACCTACTCAAGCGCAGATGCACAGTCTGTGATTCGCGCTTCTGGGTATTTCAATTCGGTGGCATCCATCCTCAAGGTTGGCGACATTGTTTTCTGCTACTCGGCAACGGGTGGCACGCCTGTCATGTCCACCGCTTACGTCAACTCCAACACCGGCACGGTGGTGGACATCACTGACGGCGTGGTGATTACTGCAACCGATACCGACTAAGTCGGCTTCGCTGCAACCGGGCCAGTCACTGAGTATTCGGGGGCTGGCCCTTCTCGCATTGAGAGGTTCACATGGCATCTGGCGACACCGGCGTATCAATCTGCTCTGATGCCCTGCTGCTCATTGGAGCCAAGGCAATATCGTCGTTCAACGATGGCACCGACGAGTCGAGCGTGTGTGATCGGCTTTATCCAGACATCAGGGATTCAACCTTGATGATGTACCCCTGGACGTTCAGCATGAAGAAAACGCAGCTTGCGCAATTGCTGACCACGCCCACCAGCATCTGGCGCTACCAATACCAACTGCCGGGTGACCGCTTGGCCTCGCCCAGGCTGGTTGTCCAAAGCTCTGCGCAGGGCTCACCTATCCAGAAGGACTGGGAGATCCAGGGTGACGTATTGCTCACCAACCTGCCCAGCGTCTTCATCGACTACCAGTACAGCACGCCAGAGTACGCAATGCCCCAGTACTTTGTGCAACTGCTGAAGTATCAGGTGGCGTGGCACATTGCCGAGACCGTTACCGAGCAGCAAGACAAAGCCAACAAGTGGCAGCGCGTGGCCACCGGCGACATCTCCGAGAACGGGCGCGGCGGCTACTTCCGCACTGCCGCCCAGATTGATGGACAGAACACCCCCGTTCGTGTGATCGAAGACTACAGCCTGATCGCAGTGAGGAACTGATGCCCCGCTTTGTAGAGTTCACCACCAACTTCGCAACGGGCGAGCTCGACCCGCTGTTGCGTGCGCGGGTTGATCTGCAAGCCTACAACAACGCCCTGGCCAAGGCCACCAACGTGCTCATCCAGCCCCAGGGCGGCCTGCGCCGTAGGCCCGGCACCAAGCACATCTTTGAGCTGCCCAACGCATCCGCTGGCGCTGACAACACTGCCAACGGCGTGCGGCTGGTGCCTTTCCAGTTTTCGGTCTCTGACAGCTACATGCTGTGCTTTACGCACAACCGAATGCATGTGATCAAGAACGGCGCGGTGGTGGCCAACATCAACGGCAGCGGCAACAGCTACCTGACCACTACGATAGGAAGCACAATTGTTGATGACATGTGCTGGACTCAGTCTGCCGATACCCTGATAGTCGTTCACCCTGACCTGCAGCCGGTGCGCATTACCCGCACTAGCGACAACACCTGGACGGCCACTGCCATCACGTTTGACTCGACCCCAAAGTACGCATTCAACATTGACTTCCACACCAATAACGGCTCGACGCTGACCCCGTCTGCGGTGTCTGGCAATGTGACTCTGACCGCCTCGACAACGCACCATGACAGTGGCGCAGCGCAAGCTGGCAGCAGCACTACCATCACCCTCAAGAACACCTCCAGCTCTACCGATGACATTTACAACGGCATGTACGTCACCATCACCAGCGGCACCGGGGCTGGGCAGATCCGAATCATTGAAGACTATGTCGGCAGCACCAAGGTGGCCACCGTCGATATTGCCTTCTCACCCGCGCCCAACAATACCAGCAACTATCAGATAACCACCTGGACAACCGAGTCGGTCAACCAGTACGTCAACGTGCAGCCACAGGGCCGAGCCAGGATCCTGCGCTATGTGTCGGCCACGGTGGTTGAGGCGGTCACCGAATACCCGTTCTTCAACACAACGGTCATCGATGCTGGCCGCTGGGAGCTGGAGCACAATTACGAAGATGCTTGGTCGAGCACCAAGGGCTGGCCACGCACGGTCACCTTCCATGAGGGTCGCCTGTACTTTGGTGGTAGCAAGTCCCGGCCATCAACGGTATGGGGCTCTAAGATCGGCCTGTTCTTTGACTTTGTGCCAACCGAGTCGCTGGATGATGATGCGGTCGAGGCCACGCTGGACACCAACGACC